AACGAGATATTTCTTTTGCTGTCTTTGGATCTTTTGTCTTTTGATATTCTTTCTTTGCTTGAAACGCAAGAGTTTTAAACTTAACTCTATCATTGTACATACTTTCCATAAGTCTAGGTAAGAAACCTGGACTATCTGTTTTAAACATAGCACCATTTGGTGTAATACAAGCGCCTTCAGTTTTTAAGTGTGTTAATGGTGTCGCATGTTTTAACATCTTATCAACTGAAACGCCCGATGGTTTAACGCCAATGATTTTTTCTGGCGAAATGTTATACTGCATAATTAAGTGTGGATATAGAGAGTTAATGTCAAATGATACTATCCATTTATGCATACCTGTAATAGGGTCTTTAACATAAGCGCCGTCATACTTGTCTTCCTTGACGTTATCTTCCTTTGGAGGAATCATTATATTATCTTTTTTTAGATAATTGTAAATCAACATATCCCACATTCTAACTTGCGAGAATACATCATTGTAATTAACTTTTGCTTCATACGCCATAGTTAATACAAGTTCAATTAATTTTAGTTTATCTTCTAGTCCATCAACAATCTCAACGTCTTTGATGTTGTAATCAATAAATGATTGGAAGTCTTTTGTATACCAATCTCTAAATGTATCATAGGGGTTTTCATCTTTTTGTAAGCCAAGTTCTACTTTACCAATATAATCTAGTTTGTAACTCTCTTGTCTTTGTGGTATAAACTTTTTGTATAGGTCCAAATAATCTAACATTACAATACCAAAAATATTATAATGAGTTTGTGGTCTACCTCTTACAACAATTGATTCTCTTTCAACTAAATTCCAAGGTGAAAATCTTTTAATAACTTTTTCATCTACTAGGTTTCTAATACGATTAAACAAATAAGGTATGTCAAAAAATTTAGTATTCCAACCTGTGATAACGTCAGGATAGTTCTTAATCCAAAACTTCATAAACTCCATAATCAAAGACTTCTCTGACTTACATCTTATATAAGTTACATCTGGTCTATCTGTTTTAAACTCGCCAGTGCCCCAAGTTATGATTTGTTTGTTAGATTGATTTTTTACTGTGATCGCTAGTAGTTCTTCCATTGGATTTTCTACATCAGGAAAACCATTTTCCGCACTACACTCTATGTCAACCGTAAATATTTTTATTGCATCTTTGTCAAATTGTACATCTTCAGGATACTCGTTTGCGATATATTGATATTGGTATCTATCCATACCAAACAATGGTGAGTTATCTGTATTATAAGACTTTTTAAACTCTCTTGCTTTTGATATACTTCCAAATGTAATAGGTTTAAGATTTTGACCTTTTAATGTTTTGAAATCTGTTTGTTCTTGCGTGATTGCATAAAGGGTAGGATTGAAATCTAATTTTTCTTTGTATTCTTTACCATCGTGTATACCACGTACTAATAACTTACCTCTATGTTCAATAACGTTTTTATAAAAATTCATAATTTATTTTGTTAAATATTTCCAACTATATGGAAACTTCTCGTCACAAATTTTAAACATCTCATCTGCAACATCTCTAGTTTCTTTTTGTGTATCTGGTTTACATCTTAAATTACAAACCCTAGAAAATGCGTATAGTGTTCCAGACCAATACCATTCAGTCATCATTGATTGTGGCAATACCATTCTTGCCTGTTCTGGTGCCACACCTTTTTGTAATAATGTATTGTAAAGTATAAGACAACTTTCCATAGTTGTTTTCATATTATACTTAATTGTTTGATCTAGTTCTATCTCACCGTCACTTCCTTGTTTAGAGTTCTTTGGTCTACCTCTCCACGTTTCAGGTTCGTATAGTTTAGGTGGGAAATCTACATAACGTCTGCTTACTTCATTCCAGGTTAATCCGACTTGATGTTTTACAAGTTGTCTTGCAACAAAGATTGGTGCTTTAATTCTAAACTGTAAACTTGCATGTGCGAAAGGTGACCAATGATTATGTTCGGCTAGATACTTAATAAGTTTTTCATCTGATAGTTCAAATGATTTTTTAGTCTTTGAATAACTTACTCTAGCAGCATTTACTACTGTTAAGTCATTTCCCATCATATCTATTAATTCAATTTTTATCATAGTCTATTATAACATTAAATTTTATGATTGTCAAGTAAATATACGACCAAACCATCGTGTTCTTTATTTAATTGAATTTGACAACCTAATCTACTCACATTTGGATCGTAACCTTTTTCATATTCAATTAGGCCACCTTCAAATGAGCTTTCATCTACTTTTCCTATTTTATCAATCCAAGTTTCATCTACTTTGATATGACACGTAGCACAAGCACAACAACCACCACAATCGCCAGGGACTTCTGGTAAGTTGCCAAAATCTCTGGCCGCTTCCATAATAGTTCTACCCTCGTCAACTTGGACTGGAATAGTTTCCTGTCCTCGTTTGAAGTTAACAGTAATCATTAAATCTTTGGTAATTTAGATTCTGTAATTAGACTTGGTTGTGTTAAAATACTGCTTGTATTTTGTTGATATGATTTTAATATCTCATCTTTAGGTTCAGTCATAAACACAACTTTATCTTTTCCTATAGTTACGTTATCACTTTTGCCAAAAGCATTGTATAGTGACATCATTAATTGAATTGGTTTACCTGGGCCTGCTTGTTGAGGTATGATAACAAATGGTTTGTTTAAACTCACACCTTGGTCATTCTCACCTACTTTAGCGATTACATCTTCACCAGTAGAGAGTCTTAATATTTTCACGTCTGACATAATAACTCCTTAATTGTTTATAATATAACACACATTGACGTAAATGTCAATGTTATTTTTCAAAGCCAACTTTGTCTTGTTTGCCTTCTTTTTCAATCGGTCTTAATCTTCTACTTAATACAAATGTTCTGTTAGGATTGACACCAACATTCATTTGCCGCATTAAATCTCTATTTACCAATAGATCAGAACCTGATCTTGGTCTTTGGTCTAAACCAACTTCTATATCTATATAAGTAAAACCATTGAAAGTTAAATCCATTAATATAGTTGGTCTTATTTCTGAAGGCTCGTTAGTAGCATTTGATCTGTAAACTTTACTCTCACCGTGTTTAGGTTTTTCATAAGTTTTACCATCATATTTCCATTTTACTATTTTACCTTTTGATTCTATAATTTCATCAGCGTGTAAAGCACAAGCCTCTGATCCATTACCTGTATCAAACTTAGCTCTCACTTTACCTATTTCATCTAAATCAATAGTTTCTAACCAACCACATTCTATAAGTGATTGTCTATCCCAATGCGTTCTATCAGATATCCAGTCAACCATATTAAACATCATCTGTTCACCGTCAATTCTACCAGAAGGTTCTGAATCTGAATAGTAATCTTTATGTTGATAACCCTCGTAATCAGCACCTGATCCTGGACTACCATTGATTTCTAATAGATAAGGTTCGCCTTTGTATATAATATGGTCAACACCTACCATATAAGCTCGAGAAACTCTAGCCGCTTTTAATACTAATTCTTTTTCTTTTTTATTTAATATGTAAGGTTCTGGTTCAGCACCTCTATGAGTATTTGATCTAAAGTCATAACTACTATGCACTCTTTTTGTACTAGCAAATATTTTATTATCTACTACAAAAGTTCTAATATCAAAATCTGATTTCATATATTCTTGTATTAAGACTTCAGCATTCAATTTCCACATTGATTGTAAAGTGGCAACAAGTCCCTCATAACTTTCAATCTTAATAACTCCAACACCCTGTGTACCTGTAAGTGTTTTTAATATGACAGGAAATTTACCACCAATCATATCTAAAGCAGTTTTAATATTTTTTTCGTTTGATACAAATGCTGTTTTTGGTGTTGGTAAACCAAACTTTTCAAATAATAATGCTGTTGTTAGTTTATTATCACAAGTAAGCATTGCTGCTCTTGTGTTTAACATAAATGCTTGTGAATTTTGAAAAGAAGATATTAAAGATAACCCTGCTTCATCTTCTAAGGCACCACCTCTTGTAATACAAACTGTATCTCTACCTATAAAAGTATGTTCACTACCTTTACCATCATAGTTAGATACAGTTAATGCACCCTTATCTTCGTCTTTTGATGTGATGATAGTTGTTTTAGTATTTACAATAATACACTTTATGCCTTTTTTCTTACAAGCCTTTTGTACTAAATCGGCAGTTGTGTTTTCTTTAGGGTCTTTTGAATCTGCTACAGTAACCATCGCAATCGTAATAGGTTTTGATTTACGATCTAGGTCTTGTTCTGTTATAAATTCTCTAAACTTTGGAACCAACATTTATTCATTCTCTGTATTAACTTCTTCCTTATTTTCTTCAATCTTTTTTCCAATATTATATTTCGCTGATAAGTTCCATTCCTTTTTTTCTTTAAAGGGTAATACTTTGATTTGAGATAATGGTGCTTTGTTCTCTGCTTGTGATCTCTCTACTATATCAATTAAATTCCAATCCTGTAATAGAATTGAGATTGTATTTCTTCTCTGAATATCATTTTCTGTCAAAGTTGCTTTCTTACCATCTAACGCAAATAATTCTTTAAAGTGTGTGATGTAATACTTACCTTGTTTATGTAATATATGACAAGATTGATATAATGTTTTATCTTTTCTACTAGCGACACCGATACGTGTCAAAGTTTCTCTGATCTTTAGGAAGTCGTCTGGTTGTTTGATTGTGACCTCTAACATACTCTCTGGCGACCAGTTTACAATTTCTTCGCTCATTTTGTTCTCCCACCTTTATTCAAGGTCTCTTTTATATGTTCAATTTGTTCGTCTTTTAGTATGTTGAGAGCTTGTTTTGCTTTCTCATTACTATAACCATAATACTCTTTTACATACTCTAAATTTTTCAATTTGGATTGTGATAACCACTTTCCACCAAATCGCTTTCTTTTTCTTATACTATTTATGTAAAAACGAAACTGGACTTTTTTATCTAAAAAATGATAGCCATTCATCTCATTCGCCTTTTCAATACAGTCGTAATGCATAGATAAACACTTGTTAATTATAAATGGAGGATATTTCTTCTCCCAAGTTAAATCGTCTGTGTCTAATAGGTTTTCTTTAGTAAAATTTATAGCGTTAAGGTAATCACGTAACTCATACATATAATAATCCTTTTTCTATTTTCTTTTTTGATGTTTTAAGTGTCCTTTGTGACTTCCCATATAATAATCACCTGGTTCATAATCCCAACATTTGCCGTGATGACCTCTTATATCTGCATACCACATTCTCAACTTTACTATCAAAGTTCTAAATAATGTTCTTCTTGCCATTGTCTTCTCTTTATTTAAATTTACAACTTGCCATAATTTCAGTTAAACAAGCAATCATATTTATTTCTTGGTCTGCGACAAACGCAGATTTATATTGGTATCCTGCCAAAATTAATATAGATTGTGGAATAGATTTTGAATCTAAACTTGAATATAGAATTTCATAGATTGTTCTGAATAGATGAGATGGTTCTTTATCTAAATTTTGAATAACCCATTTTCTCATATCATTAAATCTTTTGTCTTTTAATGATGTTATGAGTTCTTTTGTATTGACTTCGGATAGACTAAACAATATACCACTATCAATCTTACCTCTTACAGAATATCTTTGTAATTCGTTGATTGTTCTTCTAAAGTCTGGATAATGTTTTTGTATAAGTTCTGCTAATACTTTTTTATCAAACTCTATATCTTCGTCTTTTAAGACGCCTTCTAGGCGTTTTAAGAGGGCAGTAGCAGTCTTTACACGTTGACCATTCGTAATCTTAAAGTCAATCACTGTACAACGACTATGTAACGCTGGGATTATCTTATTCTTATAATTACAAGTAAATATAAATCTACAGTTCTTATAAAACGTTTCAATAAAATTTCTTAACGCAGGTTGTACTGATTCTGCGTTCATATAATCTGCTTCGTCTATGATTATAACTTTGTGATTAGCGTCTTCTGTTAGTGATACGGTAGAAGCAAAGTTCTTAATTTTACTTCTTACTGTATCAATTTGTCTACCTTCATCTGAACCATTTATGACAATATAATCACAATGTAATTCTTCACATAATGCTTTAGCAACTGTTGTCTTACCAGTACCAGCACTACCTGATAATAATAGATTAGGTATCTCTTTTTGTTTTAGGAATTGTGTAAATGTATTTTTAAGTTCTTCTGTAAGAATACACTCACTTATTTTTTTATGTCGATACTTCTCAACCCATAAAAACTCTGACATAATATAAACCTCACTTTATTCATTTTTAGATTCTTCTTCATACTTACAAGTAACATCATAGCCACCTTTTCTATCAGTCCACCAATCATCTTCTCTATCAGAATCAGAATCAGAAACAAAGTTCCAAAACTTATCAGATTCTTCATCTGTAGGTTCTTCACCGTGTGGTTCTAAATTAGAACGATACTCTTGGTCCTGATGTGATATGATTTCTTTAAATCTTTGGACTGACCCAAATTCTTCTATAATATCTTTATCATCAATATCATATTTAAATTCAGAAGCAACTTGATGCCATTCGGTCTTACTGAATTTCATTTAAAACTCTGAATCAGGTTCTAATGCTATCCAATATTGTACTGCTTTGTTTCTATTAACAAAGTGTGAGATTTTTGCTTTTGAAATAGCAACATCATAATCATCTACGATTTGTTTGAAGTTTTCAGTTCTAAAGTAAGCAGTAAACTCTTTATCAGTTTCACCAACATTAACAGAATATGTATTTGAAGACTTATTCTTTTTGTCAGTAGCAACTAATGAGATTTTACTATCTTTACCTACAACTGAAATATCAGGTAGATTTAAAGTTGTTGCGCCTTTCATTAAATCTGTAAAGTCACTTTTCTTTAAAGTAAATGTAACGTGTTTATCAGGCATATTAATACCTTTACTTGGCGATACAATTACAGATTTGTCTGCAAAGAAATACTTAATACCTCTAGTATCTCCTTTTGATATATTTACGTAACCACTACCATTAAATTTTAGTTCTGGTTTATCAAATAACTCAACTGATCTTAAAAATTCAGGTAAGTCATAGATCGCAAATTCACTTTCAAACTTTTCTGATACTTCGGCTTCTGCCAAAATATTTTTCATTGTAGAAATAGTTTGTACTTTGTTTCCTGGTTTAATCAACAAATTTTGATTAATGTCAGAAAAGTTTTTTAACACAGATAATGTGTCAGTTGATAGATTCATACTTCACTCCTTTTCATAATTTAATATAATATAGTTTATCATAGTATAGTTTAATTGTCAATGTTATAAGCTTTTCTCAACATCTTTAACTTGTAAAAAACTTAACATATGTTCTGGCGATGAAACTGTATATGGGTCATCATCAGCACTTGCATTATTAATTCCTGGTTCTTCAAAAAATTCTTCTACTTCACCATCATTAATAATCGCTGAATATCTCCACGATCTCATACCAAATCCTTGAGCAGGTTTATTCACTAACATACCCATTGATCTCGTAAACGTACCACAACCGTCTGGTATCATTTTAACGTTTTCAATTTTTAAATCTCTGGCCCAAGCGTTCATAACAAACGCATCGTTTACAGATATACAATATACCTCATCAAAACCTTGGTCTTTAAATTTTGAATACAATGTATCATACATTGGTAATTGTTGTCCAGAACACGTTGGTGTAAAAGCACCAGGTAAACTAAACATTAAAACTTTTTTGCCTTTAAATAATTGATCGGTAGTAACATCTACCCATTCGCCGCCGATAAAAGTACAGCCGCCTTTTTCATCACTATCACCTATTCTATATTTAAATGTGTGATCTATAATATTCCACTTGTCCATAATAAAACTCCTTAATAATTTAGACTCATTATATACGGAAAGCGCCAAGAAGTCAAGTCTTAGCGCTTTCTCGTTTTAGATTACTTGATCTTTATTGTTCTAGCTTTTTTGTGCTCTGGAATAACTCTTTCCATTGATACACTTAATAGGCCATCTTTTAACTCTGCGCCTTTGATTTCTACATCTTCGGCGATAGTAAAAGATTTAGTAAAGTTTCTTTTGGCGATACCTTTATGTAGTACACCCTCGTTTTCTTCAACCTCTTTTGTGTCTTTATCTTTTACAG